AAATAGCCAATAATGGTTTCGCAAACTTATTCCAAAGATAAACAAGTGGATGTCCAATACTTATTATTATATAACCAATATATTGTATAATACTAAAAATTATTGAAAATATAAAAAATAAAAAATCAAAATTTCTAAAACCATCATTAACAGGAAATTTATTTACACTACTCTCACAGTCATCATTATCTATCTCTTTAATACCTATAAATCTTCCTCTACCACCTTTTTTCCATTCATCAATTAACCCTGACACTGTATATACTCTATTAAATTCAAATTCATAAAATGTATCCTCACAATTAATGGCATCAGTTGGGTTTGTATACCCTGACCATTCTAACCCAAAGTAATATGAACCGTGTTGTTTTTCTTTAGTAATTGAACTTGTGCTATTTGTTGGGTCATTATTACCTAAAGCGTCCCAACCATATTCCTTAATATTAGGTACCAACCAATATGCCCTTCTTGTTTGTTCTGATAATGAATTAGGTTGACTCCATTTTATTTTAAACCTATATTTTCCTTTTGTTGGTACACCTATTTTTGGGTCCGAAGATAACTTTCTATTACCAAATTCATCAGTATAATAATAATCAAGATTCATTGGTAATTCGGTTAACCAAACACCTGAACCATCAATTATGTTACCTGATTGTTCTAATTTATACTCTTCCAATATTGGTTTACCCAAATTATCTTCTTGAATAGTTTGTCTAATTGCTAATATTTGACCTGGTCCCGTTGTTAAACCACAAAGATTACCCATATTATCTTTGGGTTTACAATTTTTTCTAACTCTAAATTTATCTCCCGTAGAATAAATAGACCCCATAAAAACAGATGTTGGTCGTATATCAACATTAGCATCGTCTCTTAAATCAAAATCCGCTCTATTAACCGCAATTTGACATATTGAAGTATCTCCCCATAATGGAGAGACGTCTAAATTTTTTGTTATTGATATTATTTGAGGTAAAGAATTTAAATCAGTTGAGGTATTAAACCGGTCTCCTCCAACTTGAGTATCTGTAGCAATACCCATTCTGATTAAATCTTGAGGTGTTAATGAAAATTCACCAATATCCGACAAATCAACATCTAATAATAATTGGTGTGTCCCAACAGGAACTCCAAAAATCATATAATCACCACTGTCATTAGTTTTTACAGTATATTTATAATATTTTTCATAAATTTCAACCGCAGTTGAGTCCGTTAAAACATCTGTTCTTGATGGAAATGTTCCAGTTGCGGCATGATTCGAATATGATTTTTCGTGAGGTAATAGATTATACCTATAACCATCTTTATTTTTATCATTTAATGATGTATATGGGTATATTTCAGTAATTACGGTATTTGTCTTGTCAGCAGTTTCAAGTGGTATAAAAACAGACACTCTTGCGTTAGGTATACCTAACCCATTGTTTGCGGTAACTCTTCCGGTTATAACACCATATTGAGCACAGTCCCTATTATAAACATCTTCTTGTTGAATTTTTAATGAAAGAATTTCAAGAAATTCGAAATCTTGTTCAAAATCAAAGGTAATTGATTTATTAATACCCAACTCAGTTCTTATTCTATATGACTTTCCCATTAAATCCTTTAATAAATAAATAGTTTAGGGTGAATTTTTCAGAAAACACCAAATAAAAAAATAGGTACAGATTTAAATAAATAAATTGGTTATGAGAAAGTAACCGATTGGAAATTTTTAACTGACACCCTAATATCTTTATTAGGATATCTAATTTGGTATATTTGACTCGGTTCCGCAAAAATTGTATCGTCAACCGGTTTTATTTTTTTTGTTTCAGGGTCCTCATATGTCATAGATGTTTGTGATGAAGAATATTGACCACCGACATTATTATACACATCAATACCTGTAACTGTGATAACACCGTTTTGATTTTGAATTGTACTTTTTAACTCTGAAAGATACACATTCTGACCAAGTTGTCTATTTATTGGGTTAAAATAACTTGAAACGTTATTTATTATTTGACTAACAATTTGTCCTGAATTCTGTGTAGCTTGTATTACAACCGAAACTTCAATAGATAAATCAATAACATTTGCAGTCATAACCGAAATATAATCATTCATCATTCTATAGTTTGATAAATAATTTGCAATGTTTTGTTTTAAAGTATTAGACACATTATTTGTTAACACACCTGACGTATCATATGATAAAACTTGAATATCTATCTTATTATCATTTTCAATGATTGCAACTTTAGCCGGTGAACCAAATTGTGTTGGCATATTTCTTAATAAAGACTGATAATCTTGAACTGTTACTGCTCTCTTTTGTGCGGAAAAATTAAAAGAAACAAAATTTCTAACTTCTTCTGTTGTTGGTGCGTTTGCTCCTCCAATTGCCGCAGTAACGTTATTACATCTTAAAGAACTAACAACCGAAGTATTTGTACTATCTGAAGGACCATTTACGAAAAAAGATACAGTACCAATTTGATTTATAACATTAGTACCTAAATTAGTCCCTAACCCTCCACCAACTCTATATTGAATAAACAATGTGGAATTAGGTGTTAGAGTCGAACCTAATGAAAAATTATTAAAATAATGTTGTAGATTTAAAGGTACTCCTAAATTTGTAAATTGATTTAATGCGTCTTGAGCCGAATTAGTACCTCCACCAAAAGTTAATTTCTTAAATCCTTCCGGTGTAAATTCTGATATAAATCTATCTGTTGTTTGAATATATTTACCAACTTTAATACCTGGTTGGTCTGAAACTTTTGTTGGGTCTTCAATGAATACTCTGTCTTCCGCCAATGAATCTACCTCATACCATCTATTATCATTTCCTATAAATTCAGCAGTTGTTGGAACATTTGAATAATTTGTTCCACTTTTTAATAAAACACTTGTTATACCAAGAACATTTTTTTCCGGTAAGAATATTTCAAGGAAAGGTCTAACATCATTTGCTGTTATAACTTTTTTAAACACTTTAGTTAATCCATTAACAACAACTTCTCTTTTCGTTATTGTATAATTAACTAAAGTACCGTTAACTAAATTTGGTGTCTTTGTTCTATTAGGATAACCTTGTGAATTATATGGTGATGCAAAATCAATATCATAAACATTTTCAAAAACTTGTCCAGCACCATTAACTTGAGACCCTCTTAATAAAATTCCTAAATATCTTTCATCTTCTTTATCACCAAAAACAGGTACAGTAATTGAAAAATCAACTAAAGCGACAGATGGTTTAAGTCCCGGAATTTTTAATCCGTATGTTCTTGCAATGTTATATATTGAAGATTTTTGTTGAGCATATTGTAATACAGTTTCCTGAATACTTCTATCGATATGATAATGTAAGTTATCAGCAACCGCAGCATTTAAATCTAAAAATACAGAGAATACTGAAGCATCGTTAAAATCTTGTATTAACGTAGGATAATATGTTTTTACATAATTTAGAAGTTCAGTTCTTATCCCTTCATAATCTCTTGTTGTATATGATATTTTTCCGTTTGCCATTATTCTTAAATATTAATAATTACAAAATCACTCTGAGCAAATGTGTTATTATTTGTAGAATAATCTATTTTAATTTTTGCGGTGTATTCCGCAGTTCCTTTACCCGGATAACGATAAATATTTGTTGACCCGTCAACTACCGTTTTTTCATTTTTAACAGGTACTTCTTCTGTTAAATCGGCAGCTTCTATTGTTATATTATTCAATATTAAATTAGGCATATACCTATTAACAGAATCCCTAATATCTGATTCAATAGCATCAAAAGTAATTCCATCAAGTGGTTCAAAAATAAATTCATATAATCTTGTACCAAAATCAGGTAAATAATATCTTGAACCTTTTCTTGTCATTAATAAATGAATTAAATCGGCTCTAATTTCTTGTGATTGATATTGAGTTAATTCTAAATAATCACCTCTATTTGAATCTCTAAAAGGAAAATTTATACCATATGTTATACCATCTGCCATATGTAATAAATATACTTATATTATTTTTTTATTGTAGTATTA